GACTAACAGCTAATCCAGGTGGTCCTGGACATAACTGGGTTAAAGCAAAATACATTGATCCAGCCCCACAAGGTTGGGAGATACACAAAGAAATATTTGACGATCCTTTTGGTGGCGAAAGCATTGAAAGAGATTGGGTATTTATTCCAAGCACAGTAAAAGATAATAAATATCTAGGTAAAGATTACATTGCTAACCTTCAGATGGTTGGCTCACCTCAGTTGGTCAAAGCATGGCTTGAAGGAGATTGGAACGTAATCGAGGGTGCTTTCTTCAGCGAGTTTGGTAAGCGCCACATCATAGAGCCTTTTGAAATCCCAGAGCATTGGACACGATTCATAAGCATGGACTGGGGAAGTGCTGCACCTTTTAGTGTTGGCTGGTATGCAGTATCAGACGGCTCAATAGAAGGCATCTCAAAGGGTTGTCTGGTTAAATATCGTGAGTGGTACGGAACGAGAGAGCCTGGAAGTAATGTTGGTCTTAAACTGACAGCAGAAGAAGTTGGTGCCGGGATCGTAGAAAGAATGAATTTACCAGAAGAAAGGCTTGATGATGCGGTACTCGATCCATCTGCCTTTGCAAGAGATGGTGGTCCTTCCCATGCAGAACGAATATACGAGGCTTCTGGCAACGTAATCAGCTTCAGAAGAGCTGACAATAAGCGGGTATCAAGAAAAGGTGCAATGGGTGGCTGGGATAATCTCAGAGCAAGACTAAAGCCTGAACCACCAATGATTCTATTCTTTTCAACGTGTACCGAAACGATTAGAACGATTCCAATGATGCAACACGATGTCCAAAGACCAGAGGACGTTGATACTGATGGTGAAGATCATGCAGCAGACGAAACACGCTACGCTTGTATGTCCAGACCATTTATTAAGAAAGCTGCTAAGAAGAAAGAAATAAACCCACAGACGATGAAAGGTCGCTCAGAACGCACCATTATGCAGATGGTCGAAGAACGCAAACGAATAAGACAACAACAAGAGGATTATTGATATGCCAATAAGAAAAGTTAAGTCAGGTTGGACATTCGGTGGTGGAGTTTATAAAACACTAGAAGAGGCAAAAAGAGCTTACCAGGCATATTTAGCATCAAAGAAATAAGGAAACTATGATTAATTATAAGAACCCGCTATATGGCGGTACACCAGATGAGTTGGTTAAATATTGGCTTGATGAGCTAGAGGATTCAACTGAAATAGAAAAAGATTGGCGAGATGATGCCAACAAAGTCGTTGACATTTATCGTGGCGAGGACGTTGCTGCAACAGCGATTAGTTCAGATGGTCAGAAAATGCGTAAGAATACGTTTAATATTCTCTGGTCGAATATCGAAACATTAAAGCCAGCAATATATAACAAGACTCCTGTCCCGAATGTACAGAGAAGATTCAAAGACGAGGATCAGCTTGGTCGTGCCGTTGCACAAGTCCTGGAGCGCTCGCTTGAGTTTATGGTGGATGCCTCAGATTTTGACAGACCAATGAGTGATGCGGTTGACGATTATTTATTAGTTGGTCGTGGTGTTACCAGAGTCAGGTATGTGCCTACCTTTGGAACACCTGAACAGCCTGAAGGTGAAATGCCTGGTGAGATGGAAGAAAATTATGAAGAGCCAGTCGGTGAAGTAGTCAAAGAAGAAGTAGTTGCTGAAGCTGTCGCTTACAAAGATTTCAGAAGAGGACCAGCTAACAAATGGTCTGAGGTTGATTGGGTAGGCTTTCAGCACAAATTAACGAAACAAGATATTGAAGAGAAGTTTGGCGAGGAAATGGCTGACTCAGTCGGGATAGATGTTTACGCTAAAGAAGAGGATGATACTTATGACAATGAAACAAACCGATCCCAAAGAGAAGGTCGTGTCCGAGTCTGGGAAATCTGGTGTAAAGCCACGAAGAAGGTATACTTTATTGCACCTTCCTTCAAAGACAAACCACTCAACGAAACAGACGATCCGTTAGGCTTATCCGGGTTCTTCCCGGTGCCAAGACCGATTTATTCCTTGACAACAACGGATTCATTAATCCCTGTCAGCGAATATTATCTATATCAAACATTAGCGACTGAACTAAACAACGTCACTAAGCGTATTATTGATATTTTAAAAGGTCTGCGACTACGAGGAATCTACGACTCAAGGATGGCTGAAATTGAACGTCTGATGGATTCTGGCGATAACAAGATGATTCCATTGGATGGTGCATCTCAGTATCTCGATGCTGGTGGATTAGATAAAGCAATATGGATGATGCCTATTGACAAATACGTTGGCGTTGTAAATCAACTATATGCGTATCGTCAAAACCTGATTACCTCAATTTATGAGATAACAGGTATCTCCGATGTGCTACGAGGTTCATCTGTTGCCTCTGAGACTGCAACAGCACAAAGCATAAAAGCTAACTACGGCAGCATGAGACTGCAACGCAGACAAAGAGAAGTCCAGCGCTATGCCAGAGATGTTATACGTCTGATGGCAGAGGTTATCGCAGAACAATTCTCAGTAGATACTTTGCAGAAAATGACAGGATTGAATTTCCCGACAGAAGAAGAAAAGGTAATGATGCAATCGCAAATGCAAATGCAGATGCAACAGTTTCAAATGCAAGCCCAGCAGATGCAAATGCAAGGGCAACAACCACCGCAACCACCGCAACCTGATCCGCAAATGCTCGAAAGATTAGAGCAACCTACATGGGAGCAGATACAACAAGTCGCAAGAGATGATTTAATGCGTGAGTTTAAAGTTGATATTGAGACTGACTCAACTGTCGCTGCTAACGATGCAGAACAGCAACAGAATATAACCGAATTACTGACTGGCATTACCTCATTCTTAAACGGAATAGCACCAGCAGTAGAAAGCGGTGCTGTACCTATGGAAACTGCCAAGTCATTGCTAATGGCAGCGGTTAGACGATTCAAGCTAGGCACAGAAGTTGAGACTGCCGTTGATAAGATTGGCGACCAACCTATACAGAACCCAGAACAACAAGCTGGGGAAAGTGGTGAAGCTGAAATGGCTAAACAACAAGCAGAGATGGCCAGACTTCAATCTGAACAGCAAGCTGAAATGGCTAAACAGAAAATGGAACTTGAATTAGCTCAATCTAAACATCAAATGGAAATGCAGAAACTCGAAAGAGAAGCACAAATAGACCAAGCTGACCATCAAATGAAAATGCAAGAGATGCAAGCTAAAGCTCAATCTAAGATAGTAGGATTATGAGTCAACTATCAAGACTTCTCAGATCAAAATACGAAGAAGAAAACCCTTTACAGTATTTTCAATCAGAGGCTTTAAAACAATCGTTGCCAGAGAATGTTAGAAATTCGATAGGTGCTATGGATATTAAAAGCGAACCTGGAGAGTGGTATTCTGAAACATATCCAGTAGGAGAGACTGGCGCTCCAGATGAGTTGGGTAATGTTCCTTATCCTGGTGGGGTTGAAAAATTAACAATAGGCATTAGACCAAAAGGTAGAAATTTGCCTTTTGAAGAGCAACAAAGAATGGTTTTAGGAGAGACACTTCATGTTTTGGATGAATATTCTCCAGAGTTTAAAACCTTAAAAGATTCTTTTGATGAAACTACGTTAGGTAATCCAGAGTCGTTAGATTATATGCAAGAAATGTATATGAGTCACAGAAACCATCCAGAAGTACAGGAAAAGAGAGATTTTGATGAATGGTATGAAATGAGTGGCAGAGATTCTCTTTTACGAGGCAGATTGACTCCAGACAAGAATGATGAGTTTAGAAATTACCCATACACAAAAGAACAAGAAGATGTACTTTCAGGAATGAATAGATTTATTTATAGATAAATTAAGGATTAACTATGCCACATAATATATATCATCAACCGACAGGACAAATTAGTGAATTAGAATTACAGCGAATGAGAGAAAATTCTCTTGCTGGTGGTGGTCGTACTGTACCTAACCCATATCTCGCAGATGCTTTAAGAAACGCAACAGGACAAATTTCTGATGCTGAAATGAGTGCTTTCGGTGGTGCGATTCCAAGAGAATTTGCTGGTGATTTAAAAGGACAAA